ACTGTACATTGGTTGATGGCAGGATTTAAACGAGTTGATTGTTTTGAAATCAATCCCAGCCATTATGAATGCCTGTTGGAGAATACTGTAGAGTACAAAGATCAAATCACTTATCATGCCATTGGCTGTAGCTATGAAACAAAAACATTAGAAGCGGCGTATCGTAGTGCCAATAACTCGGGCAGCTTTCAAATGTTGGATCAACATGTGGCCGCAGCTATTCCAGACAAAAATAAGTTTTTAGTACATGTAACACCTCTTGACACTTTTAAATTTGAATCCGTTAGTCTCGTTAAGATTGATGTAGAAGGATGGGAGTATGAGGTTCTTCGCGGCGCCATGTCAACTATACGCGAGCATCAGCCCGTATTATTTGTTGAATACGGTCACGGCGATGCCCGTAAGAGTATGCACAAATACGATGATACTAAGTTTCAAGAAATGTTGACAGAATTAAACTATCGCGAACTTGAGGTCACAGGCGATGCTATATTTGTACCTAACGACTTTGTAGAATGACCATACAGGATTGTGCCTGCGTAATACATGGTACAGCATACGACTGGATCTATGTTGAACGACTGTACAACATGCTTAAGGCCAACAGCGCACACAATATTCGCCTGCATGTTTTTACAGAGCCTGGTAGAGCTGTGCCGGCACCGTTCGTCAAACACGAACTGCAAGAATGGCCAGGCATTGCAGGTCCCAAGAAATCTTGGTGGTACAAGATGCAGATGTTCAATCCTGTACACAACTTGGGTCGTATTTTGTACTTGGATCTTGATACAGTAATAACCAGAAACATTGATTGCATTTGGAATTTGGAAGAACAATACTTTTGGGCCATACGAGATTTTAGGTATCTTTGGAGACCCGCATGGAACGGTATAAATTCCAGTGTTATGATTTGGGATACTCAGACGTTTGCCTGGATTTGGGACAATTTCCATAGTAAGAATATCGATGCCACAGTCAGACTATTTCACGGCGATCAGGATTATTTGAATACTGTATTAGATGATAAAACACGTCGATTTATAGATCCTGAAATAATTAAAAGCTGGCGCTGGCAATGCAAAGACGGTGGGTTAGACATGAAGAGTAGAATTTATCGCAGTCCCAATGCTGGGACCATATTAGATACCAATACTGCCATTATGATATTTCACGGTAAACCAAAACCTCACGAAATACATGATAATGTTATAAGCAAATACTGGAAATAAATGCTAAATAATAGTACACGGAGATTTTTATGACAGTCAGAACTTTTAAACAACTCGCACAAGCATATAGCACCAACGCAAACATTCAAGTATTGGCCAAAATAAACGGTGTTGAGGTATTTAACGGCAATGTTGCAGCAATAAATTCGCCAATACCTACTACTCTTGAAGAATCTCAAGCAGTAGCAGGCGCATTGTTATTTACTTGGACAGCAGATGTATTGTTTGAAGGTACAGCAACTATGGAGATAGCAGTTTCTGGAGGCAATCTTCTTTTAAAGAATACTTACGCAAATTATTCGTATGCATTTGGTGGCCCACCGATTGAACGTTATGATGGCATAACTGGCGGAGAATCTGCATTCTTACCAATGTATGTATTTGAATATGAAGGTTTATTAATTAGAGACCCGTTGAGTAATGTTGCATTCAATGGCACAGCGCAGACAAAGTCTAGAATATACAACAACAACGTACTAGCAGGACAACTTGGATGGGAAATTCTTGATCAAACAAATTTCACAGCAACAGTAAATATCTTAGCAGGATCTCCGCCGGCATAATTTGTTGTATAAAAACAACACAAATTTGCCCCTGGTTTTGGGGCTTTTTTGTGGCTAAAATACCACACAAAAAGTGGTAGACCAGAAACGGCACATCGGCTATAATAGTTATACAGTAACAAAACGGAACAAAAGATGAATTTAGCAATTGGCAATCAAGTACGTTGGGAAAGCGCAGCCGGCGTCAAGTTTGGCACTATCAAAAACATCGTTCTTAGCCCTGCTGCTAACGATAAGGTTACGCCCTGGATTGATGTTGAATCCTTGGTACAGATTTCAGACATGTATCAGCTCAGAAGTGTGCGTCTTTGCGCCAGTGACAGCAACCTCAAAGGCATGCGTGTCGCACTTGTTGCGTAAAAACAACACTAAAATAGTGGTAGACCACTAATGGCACATCGGCTATAATAGTTATACAGTAACAAAACGGGGTTAAAAATGACCAAAGAAGAACTCGGTGAGTTAGCAATGGAAATCCTCAATACAGCGGATACCAGCGGTCCTGACACAGAAGACGGCGTTATCACTGTAGATTCCGACCTGTTGTTTCGCTACTATGTTATGCGTGGTAACATCCGTCGTAAAGCCAAAAAAGCAGAAAAAACTGTTGCGTAAAAACAACACAAAAAGTGGTAGACCGGTAATACAATATCGGCTATAATAGCTATACACTAACAAAACAGGAGCAGTAAATGACCCAAGTCCTAATCCGCAACGGAGTTTATCGCAATAAACCCGTACACAACGAAGTGTTTGAATTAGTCAAAGACTTCACAGCCGGCGCAAAAGGCGGCTTTGTGACTGTTGACAGTAAGGGCTTCTTTGGCCCAGAATACGGCATTGCTCGTGTCAAAGTTGACAGCATTGAAGAAATTGAAATTATGGGTGCAGATGCTACTGCTCCAGTTGCTAAGGCAGCACCTGCTCCTGAAGCAACAGATGAAGAAGTTATGGCCCGTATCCGTAACCGTTTTGAAATCCTGGACGAAATGACCAAGGCTGCTGTAGCTGGTGACGTCCGTGCAATGATTGTATCCGGACCCCCAGGCGTAGGCAAGAGCTACGGCGTTGAAAAGATTGTTGAAGCTGCCTGTTTGTTTGACAAGATCTCAGGCAAGCGTCTCCGTGCAGAAGTTGTCAAAGGCTCTGCTACTCCAATTGGTCTGTACCAGACCTTGTACAAGTACAGTGACAAGAATTGCGTTCTTGTGTTTGATGACTGCGACAGCATCCTGCTTGATGACGTCAGCTTGAACTTACTTAAAGGTGCATTAGACACAGGCAAGAAGCGTAAGATTTCTTGGTTGTCAGAGTCAAGCACTCTGCGCCGTGAAGGCATTCCAGACCAGTTCAACTTCAACGGTACTGTAATCTTCATTACCAACTTGAAGTTTGACAAAATGAAGAGTCAGAAGTTGCGTGATCACTTGGATGCACTCCAGTCACGTTGTCACTACTTGGACTTGACACTTGACACCATGCGTGACAAGCTGTTGCGTATCCGCCAAATTGCAAACGACGGTCAGTTGTTTGAAGAGTACGAGTTTGATGACGAAACGCAAGACGAGATCATTGACTTCATGTGTCACAATGCTACTCGCTTCCGTGAAATGAGCTTGCGTATGGCAATTAAAATTGCTGACTTGCGTAAGAGCTTTCCTCTCAAGTGGAAAGACATGGCAACCGTTACTTGTATGAAAGCAGAGTAAGGAGTTGAATGATGAAAACAATGTGGCATGGCTTCAAGTACTTTTTATTCACCAGCAAGTTTAACGTTGTTGACTTTGTTAGCATATACTGGTTGAGTGCCCTCTCTGTTCGGCATGAAAATTGGGCATGGCTGCTGCTGCTGATCCCTGTACTGGTCGTTAGTACCCGCATGGAATGGAAAATGCAACAACACCGGGATGATAATGCGTAAACTGATCATGGAACGATTAAATAACATCTGGTGCGACGAGCTGGAAGGCATTCATGAACTGGCCCAAAGTGAATTCAGCTTAATGAGTGATGAAGAATTGTTGGACTTGTACGACGAGGTATTTGGATTCAGCGGTTAGATAGTACCCGGGTTGCCTGTAGTAAACGCTCCTGTTTAGGCAATCTGTTTTGGGCATCGTGGCAATACGGTGCCTATTTTTTGACTTTTGTTTATTAAATGTCTATAATTACATAATGGTAGATAAAAAAACATTATTGGTATCTGGCGCTAGCATTGCCGCCGGTTCCGGTTTATCTGCAGAATCCAATGACACCCGGCTTTGGGTTAATCAAGTTGCCACAGAATTTAATTTTGATGTAACTAATATAGCTAAAATTGGTGACGATAATAAAGAAATTTTTCTAAATACCATGTTAGCACTGACATTAAAACAGTACGACTATGCTATAGTGCAGTGGGCACCTATACCAAACATCAATTTAAATCTTGGTCTAGAACTATATTCTAATAGATTTAATCTGATAGGAACACGAGATTTTGGTGATATTAATTTGGTATCAAACCAACAAATTGACCTTAAATATCTAAATAAAGCTCGTCGCTATCAGATGAAATTTTATAAAGAGCACTGGGAAATAAGAGAGCTCTTGGCATATTGTAAATTTATAAAAGATAAGATAGATACCAAGTGTGTGTATTTTTTAAATTATTCAATGCCATGGGACTGTAATCGTTTTTTTGATAAAACGCCTTGGTCTGTTCCATCTGATTTAGATAAGTTTACACAAGATTTACTAGATGTAGATTTACGAAGCGATGTAGAAATAGAGAAATTGTATAATATGATACATCTGGATTATTCCACATGGGGTCCAGTTGATAAAACCAATTGGGTGAACCTATATGAACCATTGCAGATGTTGCAAGTAGATCAGATTTCAGCTGCTGACCATCATCCAGGATACCTGAGCCAAGATCGATTTAGTAAATTTTTGATAGATTTCTTTAAGAAGATAATATGACAACGGCCACTATAATAGTACTAGACGAAGTTAATATCAAGGTTGAAGGATTAGATCTTGATACTCGTCGCAAGCTAGTAAACAAGTTCAAGTATTTAAATCCAGCTGCACGTTACTTGCCGGCAGTTAGACTAGGACGATGGGATGGAAAGGTAGCATATTTTCAGTTAGGTGGTAGTACCTATGTTAACCTATTGCCAGAAATTGTGCCTATCCTGGAACACGAAGGTTATGACATTATACTAGACGATCGTAGAACATACGGCACTACTTTTGAATTTGCCTTAATGGCCGAAGATACATTCAGTGACCGTGTGTGGCCCGTTGGACATGAACGAGAAGGCCAGCCAGTTGTACTAAGAGATTATCAGATAGAGATCATCAACGATTTTCTAAACAATCCACAGAGCCTGCAAGAAATTGCCACCGGTGCAGGCAAGACACTTATTACAGCAGCACTGAGTTGGCAGGCTGAAAATTATGGACGCAGCATCGTTATTGTACCCAACAAGAGCCTGGTAACACAAACTGAAACAGACTATCGTAATCTAGGCCTGGACGTTGGTGTTTACTTTGGTGATCGCAAAGAATGGGGACGACAACATACCATATGCACTTGGCAGTCACTCAACAACTTGTTGAAGAATACCAAGTCGGGCGAAGCCGAAGTTACTATTCAAGAATTCCTTGAAGATGTAGTATGTGTTATTGTAGACGAAGTACACATGGCCAAAGCAGATGCACTTAAGACGCTACTAACAGGAGTAATGGCACACATACCAATTCGTTGGGGGCTGACAGGCACAATACCCAAAGAAGATTTTGAATTTCAAGCTCTACACGTTAGCTTGGGTCCTGTGGTAGGACGGCTACGTGCCAGCGAACTACAGTCGCAAGGCGTATTGGCACAATGCCATGTAAACATTGTACAGCTGATGGATTATGTGGAGTATAAAGATTATCAAAGCGAGCTTAAATACTTGGTAACCACACCAGAACGTATCGAAGCTGTTGCCAAGTTGGTAGATAAGATCAAAGAAAGCGGCAATACACTTATACTTGTAGATCGTATTGAAACAGGCAAGATTCTGCAGGCATATCTCAGCACACTATTTGGCTTGTTAAGTGATAAGCCCGAAGCAGTATTCGTATCTGGTTCAACCAAGGCCACAGACCGCCGGGAAGAATATGATGAAATTGCTACGAGTACTAACAAAGTTATTATCGCAACATACGGTGTCGCTGCTGTCGGTATCAATATTCCTCGGATATTTAATCTGGTTATGGTTGAATCTGGCAAGAGCTTTACCAGGGTGATTCAAAGTATTGGACGTGGTATACGCAAAGCCGAAGACAAGGACCATGTAGAAATTTGGGACATTACTAGCACTTGTAAATTTGCCAAACGCCACTTGACCAAACGTAAGGTATTTTACAAAGAAGCCAACTATCCATTTACTATTGAGAAAATGACATGGAAGTAAAAAATATTGTATTGCATTTTCCATGGGGTGCAGGCGGAAATTTTTTACGTAATTGCCTGTTACTTGATTTAAGATACGAATTTGACTGGGTAGACAGAACTACGGAACAGCGATATCAACATCTAGTGAATTTTTATCAACAATGTTTTACTCAAGAAAATTGGCTTGCGAGAGAATGGAGTGGTTCAAGAGGATGGCTCTATCAAAAGTACTACAAAAAAGACAACACTTTTGACTGGAATACTAAACAACCAGTGATATTTGTAAGCCATGGAGAAGAACCATTGATGTCCTCCTTGTCGGGAAATCAATCACTTGAGCATGTATTTTTATTTCCTTCAGATTCACAGTTTATCGCCGAAATATATGTGAGCAAATCTCCTAAGATAGATTCACATCTCAAAGGATCTGTGCCAGAAAGAGTCAGCAACACCATAGATCACATACATCGCTTTTGTAGGACTCAGGAAATATTCATTTCAAAATGTAAAAATCCAAAAGTCTACGATGCTAATCGGTTGTTTGATGACAACGGACATCAGCTGATAGCCAATATAGCCTTGGCTTTGTCTTTGCAAATACCTTCAGTACAACTGCTACATCAACTATGGAACGATCAAAATAAAAAATTGCATTCTACTCTATTTCCAAAATAATGGTCGCGACAATTAAAAAATATGCTATAATACTACTATGAGAATACTAACCTTAGATAACACAGCTTACGATTTAAACACACTTCCTGAGGAAGTTGATGATATGAGATTTGCTATATTTGATAATAGCGACCCCAGCAATCCAGATTATCATTACATACCGTTGATCTTTTTAGAAAGTTTTAATGCACCTGCATTGATTTTACGCATTGGTGATAACACTATCAAGATGCCAATGGACTGGCGTATACTAATAGGAGAACCCGATTCAGGTGATTTAGAAGTAATATCGTTAACCAGTATCAACGATCGTGGTTTTAAAGTCTTTCAGTTTAACCCGCTGAGTAGTTTTAGTCCCACGTTTCTTGAAATTGAAATAACAGATATTTACCAAGATGTGACTTGGTATAGTCCCAAGTTAAAAAATGGTCAGATGCTAGCTGTGCCGTTGGATGATAGTCATAAACCAGAATGTGTTTATTTTGTCAAAGACATCAGCAGAAATTGCGAGATAGTTGATTATTCAAAGGCTTGGTAACATGAAACAATACGAAGATAACGGCACATCTGCACCTAAGATCTCTGTTAATAAATCAGAGAAAAAAGAACAAACGTTAGAAAAACGCATACGTGATCTCTCTGATCAGGTATCTGCCCAACAACAAATCATTGACAGAATGCATAGAGATATAGTACGCTTACGTACATCGATCAATGAGGTATCAGCAAGGATTAAGTAATGGCACAGCCAAGTGATAAACTAAACATTGCCAACGAGATGAAGCAGTTCGATCTCAAGAATCGCGACTTCTACGACGAGCTAACTCCCGAAGAACGCAAAAAGTTCAGCAACTATCTTATGATACGTTGGGGATCTAGTGTACAAGGTTCTAGAGAACTGCAAGAGTATTATGTGCAGAGTTGCAATCATTACTTCAACAAAAACTTCTTTGCCATTGGTAAGCATCCAAAACTACAGTGGCTATGTGCCACTGCGGTTAGTCCAGGTATGGGAGTGCATAGGCATCAATGGATCAGCCCCAAGAAGAAAGAAGCCAGTGCCGGTACTGTGCGAAAACAATTGGCAGAACTATTTCCAAACATGAAAGATGATGAACTTGATCTACTGGCAAAGATTACTACCAAGAAAGAACTTGATCAATACGTTCGAGACCACGGCAGCGAAGTTAAAAAATGAAATTTGAATGCCAATACTGCAACAAATCCTTTGCTAAAGAAACTACACTTATGGTGCATGTATGTGAGCAAAAGAAACGTTACCAGAGTCAAAACGAAACTGGTATTCAATTGGCCTTACGTGCATATCAAAAGTTTTATGAAATGAGCCAAGTTGCAGGTAAGCCTAAGTCATTTGATGACTTTGCTCGTAGTCCGTACTATAGAGCATTTGCTAAATTTGGCCAGTACTGCGTCAGCATACGTGCAATCAATGTCCCACGCTTTACTGAATGGTTATTAAAAAATAATAAGAAGATTGATCACTGGTGTAGTGATCGAGTATACGGAGAGTTTTTAGAACAATATCTTAAAGTTGAAACCCCAACTGATGCATTGCAACGTGCAATTGAACAAAGTATAAGTTGGGGAGAAACAAACTCTACAGCACCTCATGACTATCTGAGATACGGTAATGACAATGCCTTGTGCTATGCTATTACCACCGGAAGAGTCAGTGCTTGGGTACTGTACAATTGTGAATCTGGTCAAGAACTCTTGTCAAGATTGAGCAGCGAACAAATTAATATGGTATGGTCGTACGTAGACGCTGACTACTGGCAACAGAAATTTAAAGACTATACCACAGATGTTGAATATCTTAAAGATATACTTAAACAGGCAGGATGGTAATGAGCGCGGATATTGACATCGACGTACCAGACCGCCAGGCACTGCTGCAATTAATACAGCATACAGCCGCTAGGCAAATGGTAAAAGGGCAGGTGCGTCGACACAATTCTGGTATATATGTTACAGCTATACCGGACGATCCTGTTAATAGTTGTGCTGCAATCGGTTATGCAGAAGCTGAACAAAGAGGCTACTTTAAAATTGATCTCTTGAATATGAGTGTTTATAAACTGGTCAAGGATCCTGCACACTATGAACAACTGCTGGCACAAGAGCCAAATTGGTCTAGATTATGGACTGACTCTGCATGGGCCAGTCAATTAGTACATGTGGGAAATTATGTAGATTTACTAAAGTCCATGCGTCCAGATTCTATTCCTAGAATGGCAGCATTTATATCAATCATTCGGCCTGGCAAAGCACACTTACAGAACCGTTCTTGGACTGAGATATTTGAGTCAGTATGGGATGGTGATGAATTGCATGGATATACATTCAAAAAGAGTCATAGCCTTGGATATGCTATGCTGGTTTTACTACACATGAACTTGTTAGAAAATACCGTTTCTATTGCATCCGACGAACAAGAGTAATACTTCGTCGTTTGCTCTTTTTTCTTGAAAGATCAGAAAGACAGCAGACTGGCCCGCATAAAATATTAAGATCTTTATTACTAAAAGTTCTACGATAAGATCTGAACGGTTCCCATTCTGCTTTAAGAAAAATGTTTATAGGCACTGATCTATTACTTTCCCACCACCAGGTGTTTGCTAAATCAAGAAATAGGTGTTTAAGTACAGCATCTTGAATATTTCCAAAATCATAAATGGTGGTAATGTTTTCGTCCTGATTCTGCACAATGCCCACATATTCCGTGCCGGCATAAACGCAAAGAGACATAAAGGGGTACTTTTCAGTAAGTTGTTCTATTATATTGGCGCCCATAAATATTGATGGAGATTTCTAAATGTATATAACCACTGCTTACTTATACCAACAAATTCAACCGGTATTATTGATAGACATTAGTGGCGCATTTTTTGACGCGAGGTGGGATCCAGTGTACGCAAAAAACTTAACTTTAAACCTAGGGGTTGACAATGTTATCTTGTTTCAGTTTCAGAATCAAGATCAGAAGCCTGTAAATATCTCAGGAGCTACTTTTACCTTCCGTATTATTAGTCAAAACGGACAAGATTTACTATTTGCCAAGGAGCTTGTTGCATTAAATTCAGCAACTGGCCGAGCCAAGGTCACTATCACTGCTGAAGACACTAAACACCTTCAAGAACAACCGGCCAGCTACAGCTTAGAAATAAGCTCGGGCGTATTAGATCAGGCTGTGTTCACTGACAGTCAAGCCGGGGCTCGCGGCACCATTGATATTATGAATAGTGTATTTCCGGCATTTACTGCCAGCGAAATGTTGACCATTCCAACTGGTCAACCTTCAAATCATGTTCCTAATGTAGCAACTTTCTACAGCAGCACATTAACTACTGATGGTTCGTCGCTAACTACCTTCCAACTTGACACAACAGATTATTCTGGAAACTTACAAGCACAAGGTGCATCTGATGCCACTGCTTACACAGTAGAATGGTACAATGTAGATTTGCAGGATTTACAAACTGGTAACACAGTGGGGAATCTGACATTCGATCACAGCATAAAACGTATAGCATTTAATGTTGAAGGATACCATCCTTATATTAGATTACAATTTAATGCTTTGACTAATGTTGCCAACGTAGGTGATGGATTACATGTCAGCTCGATAACTTATAGATAAAAAGACATATAGTTATCCGCAATTTCTTGATTCCTGCGATGGAATGTGTTATACTAGCTTGATGATAGATATTACCCAATACATTCCCGGTAAACGTAAACAAGCAAGTTCGGGCTGGATTCGCTTCGACGGGCCTTGTTGTGTTCACAACGGCGAAAGCATGGATAAACGGCAGCGCGGCGGCCTTTTAAGTAGTCCTGACGGTTGGAGTTACCATTGTTTCAATTGCAATTTTACAGCTAGCTTTATTTTGGGACGCAATCTCAGTATCAAAGCCCGTAAGTTGTTGGAATGGTTAAATGTACCACAAGAAGAAATAGAGCGAGTCAACTTAGAAAGTATGAAGCATCGCAGCATTGCAGGTCTATTAGATGATAGACAACGAACCGCTGCTGCCATACAAGGCATACGATTCGAAGAACGCGACATTGGCGGAGTTGAGTTTGTAACACCTCGTCATACAGAAGTTTGGAAATATCTGCGCCAAAGACTTGCACCGTTAGATTATCCTTTTATGGTTACTGCAACTCTGGATTCGAGACGATCTGTAATTATACCATTCACATACAACAATACATTAGTGGGCTGTACAAAAAGATTTTTAGATGATCGTAAACCTGTATGGGTAAACGACTTCCAGCCTGGATATGTATTTGGTACAGACCTGCAGAGGTCAGAGTGGCAGCATGTAATTGTAACCGAAGGTATATTTGATGCATTGTGTATCGGCGGACTTGCACTCATGCACAACACCGTAAGCGATGCACAAGCAAGATTGATACGCAACATAGGTAAAGAAATAACTGTAGTACCAGATCAAGACAAGCCAGGTATGGAACTAGTAGACCGTGCTATGGAATTAGGGTGGGCCGTTAGCATGCCTACATGGGAAGATTGCAAAGATGTAAACGATGCTGTAATCAAATATGGTCGATTGGCAACCTTGCTAACTATAATGCAATCAAGAGAAACAAGTCGAATTAAAATTGAATTGAGGAAAAGACAAATTGTTAAGCAATTACGGAATTGATGTCCAACGGCTTTTCTTGGAAATGATGATGCAAGATGCATCCAGCTATGT